CTACCTCATCGCGGCAGTCTTAAAAAAATCTCCGGAGGGATATTTTGGGAATAGGGCTTACCCCCTCGGGTGCAGTATTTGAACGAGCTTACAGGGTTGAAGTATTTTCCATAAAGTGTGAACATCTCCTTTCATGTTTCTTTTCTCCTTTCGGTGATTGGTGGAAATTCAGCTCTGTAAGTTCTTTCAAATACTGCACCTATTCTTACCTAAAAGAGTATCAGTTTAGACAGAAAGTGCAGCACAAGTATGCGGATATGGCGGAACTGGCAGACGCAATAGACTCAGAATTTATTGGAGGTAACTCCGTGCAGGTTCAACTCCTGTTATCCGCACCAAATTTTTAAGAGAGGAGGCAGTGCTAATGCCCAAAGGTAAAGCTGCAAGCTCTTCCGACTCAAATAGCCCATTGAGACCACCGACATCTCTCGAAGCGCAAGAGAACTTAATGATTTCTTTGGCGGTTCAATGTGCTGAAAAGCAGCTCAGAGACGGAACTGCTTCTTCTCAGGTCATAACGCATTATTTGAAACTTGGTTCCAGTAAGGAACGAATCGAAAAGGAGATTCTGGAGAAGCAGAAAGAGCTTATCGAAGCGAAGACCAAGAATCTAAATTCCAATAGTGAAGCCAAAGAGTTGTACAACAAGGCTCTTGAAGCGTTTAGGAGATATTCAGGTGCAGGCGGTGATGGCGATGAATATTAAAACTTATTCAGAGTTGATTACACTGCCGACATTTGAAGAACGGTTTTGTTATTTGAAACTCGAGGGCTCTGTTGGGAAAGAGACTTTCGGTTTTAAGCGCTGGCTGAACCAAGAGTTCTATCATTCAGACAAGTGGTTAAGATTCAGAGATGAAATTATCATTCGTGATGAAGGTTGTGATCTTGGAGTACCGGGTTATGAAATCTTTGACTCAATATTGATTCATCATCTGAACCCCATCACTTATGAAGACCTGTTGAATCAGAGTCCATGCGTCTTCGATCTGGAGAATGTAATATGCACCAAGTTGAATACGCATAATGCTATTCACTATGGTGATGAGAGTTTGTTACTTCTCCCTCCAGTACAGCGCACACGAAACGATACATGCCCTTGGCGAAAGTAATGAAAGGAGAAACACCCAATGGAAAATAAAATCTATGAAAATTCCGTTCTTGATGAACAGACTGAAAACATCAAGGAGCAGGAAACGGAGTTTTGCGAAGACGCTGCTCGAAATGTGATCGGTGTTGTTACTGATTGCCTGAAGCTGAACATTCGTGAAAAGCCGACTAAGGATTCCAGAGTAGTAACGGTTGTGACCTGTCTTGACGAATTGGAAATTGACATGGGCGATTCCAATGATGATTGGTACGCTGTCTGTACTGCTACTGGTATCGAAGGATTCTGCATGAAGAAATTTGTAGCCGTCAGGCAGTAAGGAGAAAACGATATGGACAGTATACTGACATCGATTAAAAAGCTGCTCGGAATTGCTGAAGAGTATGAGCACTTTGACCCGGACATCGTCATGTACATCAATTCGGCATTCTCAGTCTTGACGCAGCTCGGTGTTGGTCCTGAAGAAGGATTCCGTATCGAAGATGCAAGTAAGACCTGGTCTGAATTCCTGTACGATGATCCTCGTCTTGAATTTGCAAAAACCTTTATTTACCTGAAGGTAAGACTGGCATTCGACCCGCCGTTGAGTTCGGCAGTGATGGAAGCAATTAACCGACAGATCAGCGAGCTTGAATGGCGAATCAATGTGACAGTCGACCCTGATTAAAAATGAGAGGAGGATTTCAAAATGGATAATACAACACTCGCCCATCATGGCATCATCGGCATGAAATGGGGCGTCCGTCGCTATCAGAACAAAGATGGCACTCGTACCGCAGCCGGAAAGAAAAGAGAAAGTTCTTCTAACTCTGATGCTCCTGCTCATGAGGACTATGCTAAAGCTCATAACAGTAAGAGTGTTAAGTCTATGAGTGATGCAGAGCTTCGTAACCGACTGAATCGTCTTCAGATGGAGAAACAGTACAGTCAATTGTCTTCGACTGATGTGAATCGTGGAAAGGAATATGTATCAAAAACTCTGAAAGTTGCCGGAACAATTGCAACTGCTACTTCGACCGCCTTAACCATTTATAATAACTACGGCAAGATCAAAGAAATTGTAAACGGTATGGCTAAGAAAGCTGGCTAAGGAGGTACTTATGGCATTATCAAACACTGCCGTTCCCAAGTATTATGGCATGTTTCGTGATGCCGTGATTCGAGGGGAAATCCCAGTCTGCAAAGAGATCTCTATGGAAATGAACCGTATTGATGATCTCATCGCTAATCCGGGTGTGTACTATGATGACCAAGCTGTTGAGGGATGGATCGCTTATTGTGAGTCTGAACTTACTCTAACAGATGGCTCTGACCTCAGCTTATTGGATAGCTTCAAACTTTGGGGTGAACAGATCTTTGGTTGGTACTATTTTGTTGAGCGAAGCGTGTATCAACCGAATCCAGATGGTCACGGTGGGCACTATGTTCGCAAGAATGTGAAAAAAAGGCTGATTAACAAACAGTATTTGATCGTTGCACGAGGTGCCGCTAAATCAATGTACGGCTCAACCTTGCAGGGTTACTTTCTGAATGTTGATACCTCTACTACTCATCAGATCACCACCGCCCCTACAATGAAGCAAGCGGAGGAGGTCATGTCCCCTCTTCGCACCGCTATCACTCGTTCGAGAGGACCGCTGTTTCAGTTCTTGACAGAAGGCTCTTTGCAAAACACAACTGGTTCCAAAGCGAATCGAACAAAGTTAGCCTCTACAAAAAAGGGCGTTGAAAACTTCCTTACTGGTTCTCTTCTTGAGGTCAGACCAATGAGCATCAATAAGCTCCAGGGTCTACAAATCAAGGTTGCGACCGTTGATGAGTGGCTTTCCGGTGACATTCGAGAGGATGTTATTGGTGCTATTGAGCAGGGTGCATCCAAGGTGAATGACTATATCATTGTTGCAATCAGCTCGGAAGGTACGGTTCGTAACGGAAGCGGCGACACTATCAAAATGGAGTTGATGGACATCCTTAAGGGTGACTACATCAATCCCCATGTTTCCATTTGGTGGTATAAGCTTGATTCCATTGATGAAGTCGGAGACCCGGAAATGTGGCTCAAGGCTAATCCGAATCTCGGAAAAACTGTAAGCTATGAAACTTATCAGCTTGATGTTGAACGAGCTGAAAAAGCTCCAGCTGCCCGAAACGATATCCTTGCAAAGAGATTTGGGCTGCCTATGGAGGGCTATACCTATTACTTCACTTATGAAGAAACTCTTCCGCATCGAAAGAGGGACTACTGGCAGATGCCTTGTTCTCTCGGTGCAGACTTATCGCAGGGCGATGACTTCTGCGCATTTACATTCTTGTTTCCTCTGCCAAATGGTTCTTTTGGTATCAAGACACGAAATTATATTACCTCTACAACTTTAATGAAGCTGCCTGCTGCTATGCGGATCAAATACGATCAATTCATGGCGGAGGGCAGTTTAATTGTTTTAGAGGGTGCTGTACTTAATATGATGGATGTCTATGAAGATTTGGATAACCATATTCAGGAGTGTGGATATGATGTTCGATGTCTTGGGTTTGACCCTTATAACGCAAAAGAATTTGTAGCGAGATGGGAATCTGAAAACGGTCCGTTTGGAATTGAGAAAGTTATCCAAGGCGCTAAAACTGAGTCGGTTCCACTTGGAGAACTGAAAAAGCTTTCTGAAGAAAGAATGCTTATCTTCGATGAGGACCTTATGACCTTCGCTATGGGTAACTGCATTACCCTTGAAGATACAAACGGAAACCGTAAACTTTTGAAGAAGCGATACGAGCAGAAAATCGATGCTGTTGCGGCAATGATGGATGCTTATATTGCTTATAAACTAAATCGAGACGCATTTGAATAAGGAGGTGGTCAAGTTGGATGAGATGTATCATCATGGTATTCTCGGTCAGAAATGGGGCGTTCGCCGTTTCCAGAACAAAGACGGAACTTTGACCGCCGCAGGTCAAAAGCGTTTGGAAAAGAAAGACGCAAATTGGGCTCATAAAAACCACGACAAAATTGTATCTAAAGCCCGCAAAGATGTTTCCAAAGAACTCGATCAGTATGCCAATCAACTATTGAAAAATCCTTCTTCTGTGACATCGAAAGGTAAGATCAGTTCTTCGGCTATCAATTCCTATAATCGGAAGATGGCTGAACTGATGAATGAGTCCGTCAAGAATGTTACCGCACCTTCAGGGCGTGTCGTTCAATTCGTTGCAAAACGAGGTGAAGTCGGCGTGCATATGGCTCTGGCTGACAGAGGTTATGATATGCAGCAGCTGAAGAATGGTATCTGGGCTTCCGGTCGAGTTGCCTATAAGAAGAAAAATGTTGATATGGTTTAAGGAGGTGATGATTCAAAATGGAGATGTCTTTTGGTTCCAGACTGAAACATGCTTGGAATGCGTTTACTGGTAATGTTCAAACGAATTACCGGGATTTAGGTATGAGCTACTCATACCGAGCTGACAGACCAAGAATGTCCAGAGGTAATGAAAGATCAATCGTCACATCGGTTTATAACCGAATTGCGCTTGATGTTGCGGCCCTGAATATTCAGCATGTTCGGTTGGATGAAAATGGGCGTTTTCTTTCGGTCATCGATGACGGATTGAATAATTGCCTCACTTTGGAAGCGAATGTCGATCAGACGGCACGGTCGTTCGTTCAGGATGTAGTTATCTCTATGTTTGATGAAGGAAGCGTGGCTATTGTTCCGGTCGACACCACGACTGACCCAAATGTGTCCGGTTCGTATGATATACAGTCTCTGCGTGTCGGACAGATTTTAGACTGGTATCCTCAGTATATTCGTGCTCGTGTGTACAATGAACAAACGGGAAGAAAAGAAGATATTGTGGTGCCGAAAAGTGCAGTGGCTATCATTGAAAATCCACTGTACGCAGTTATCAATGAGCCGAACTCAACTATGCAGCGGCTCATTCGTAAACTTAACCTACTTGATGTCATTGATGAGCAAAGCGGATCTGGAAAACTCGATTTGATTATTCAGCTTCCTTATGTAATCAAGACAGAAGTAAGGCGTCAACAGGCCGAAAATCGGCGTAAAGATATAGAAAACCAGTTGTCAGGTTCAAAGTATGGTATCGCTTACACTGATGGTACTGAGCATATCACACAGTTGAATCGTTCCGTGAACAACAACCTAATGTCCCAGATTGAATACTTGACGAGTATGCTATACAGCCAGTTGGGGATCACTCAGAGCATTTTGGATGGAACAGCGGACGAGAAGACAATGCTGAACTATAACAACCGGACAATTGAGCCGATCATTTCCGCTATTGTTGATGAGATGAAACGAAAGTTTCTGACCAAAACTGCCCGATCACAACACCAGTCAATTTCATTCTTCAGAGACCCGTTCAAACTGGTTCCTGTCAATGATATTGCTGAAATTGCTGACAAGTTTACAAGAAATGAAATCATGACTTCGAATGAAATTCGTCAGGTAGTCGGTATGAAACCCTCTGAGGACCCGAGAGCAGATGAACTCAGAAATAAGAACCTGAGTGCGCCGTCCGGTTCCAATCAGCAGTCGGAAGAAATGCCTATTGCCGAAGTTGATTCAATTGGAGACTCAGCAAGTGATTTGGACGACAAAATCTCTAAGCAAAAATCGAAAAAGTAAGGAGGAAATTCAAAATGAGTAGACCTTTTTCGGTTGAGGCTTGTGATTTCAGCGGCTGGGCAACCCGAAACGACCTTAAGTGTTCTGATGGACGAGTAATTCGTCGGGACGCCTTTAAGAATAACGACGGTATTAAAGTCCCGCTGGTCTGGAATCATCAGCACAACAGTCCTCGTGATGTTCTCGGTCATGCATGGCTTGAGAATCGTGAGGAAGGTGTTTACACCTATGGCTTTCTCAATGACACCGCTGATGGCGAAATTGCGAAGGTCCTCATTAAGCACGGTGACATCTGTGCTCTGTCCATTTACGCCAATCAGCTTCAGCAGGCTGGACCTGATGTGCTGCATGGCTGTATTTGCGAGGTGAGTCTGGTACATAAGGGTGCTAATCCTGGTGCGTTTATCGACTCTATGCTGAAGCACGGCGAAATGTCCGATGATGAGGCTATCATCTATACCGGAATGCCTCTCTGTCTTTCTCATTCTGCGGAATCTAAGGATGATCCGGAAAAGAAGGATTCCAAAGAGGACAAGCCTGCCGAAAACAAGGAAGAGAAGAAGGACAATGAAGAGACGATTGCTGATGTGATCGATTCCATGTCCGAGAAGCAGCAGAATGTCATGTATGCGCTTATCGCACAGGCTCTCGAAGGCGAACCCGAAAAGGAATCCAAAGACGATTCCGACAACAAATCTGAATCCAATAAGGAGGATAACACAATGAAACACAATGTCTTTGACAACGATCAGCAGAAGAAGACCGAGGTTCTGTCTCATGCTGACCAGGCAAGCATCATTTCTATGGCTAAGTCCAACAGCGTCGGCAGTCTTCGTACTGCTATGGACATCTACGCAGAACAGAATCCTGACAGCGTTCTGGCTCATGGTATTGACGGTATTGAAACCCTGTTCCCCGAGTACAAGGATGTTCGTCCCGGTGCTCCCGAACTGCTTACCACTGACCAAGGGTGGGTAAACGAGGTTCTGAAGAAGGTTCATAAGAGCCCTATCTCCCGTATCCGTACCCGCCAGGCTGATCTGCGTAACATCGAGGCTCTTCGTGCCAAGGGTTATAAGAAGGGTGCCCAGAAGGGCTATGTTGGCAATATTCAGCTGCTCCACAGAACGACTGATCCTCAGACCGTGTATGTAAAGAGTAAGCTTGACCGTGATGACATCATCGATATTCAGGACTTCGATGTGGTGCAGTATCTGTACGGCATCGACCGTATGAATCTGAACGAGGAACTGGCTACGGCTATCATGATCGGTGACGGTCGCGAGGTCGGTGCTGATGGTAAGATCGCCGAGGATAAGATCCGCCCGATTTGGTTGGATGACGAGCTGTATACCATCCATGCTGACGTTGACATTGCCGGCATGAAGGCTACTCTCCAGGGCACCAATACTTCCGCTAATTTCGGCGAGAATTACATTTATGCAGAAGCCGTGATTCAGTCTCTGCTGTATGCTCGTGAGAAGTATAAGGGTTCCGGCACTCCCGACTTCTACTGCACGCCCCATTTGGTCAATGTCATGCTGCTTGCCCGTGACCTGAATGGCCGTCGCATCTATGACAAGGTTAGCGATCTGGCTGCGGCTTTGAATGTTGGACAGATCATCACCGCCGAACAGTTCGAGGGTAAGACTCGTACTACCACGGACAGCAAGACCAAGAAGCTTCTGGGACTGATGGTCAATCTGGCTGATTATTCTCTGGGCGCTACCAAGGGCGGCGAAATCACTCACTTCACCGATTTCGATATCGACTTCAACCAGGAGAAGAGCCTGCTGGAGACTCGTTGCTCCGGCGCCAACACTCGTGTCATGTCTGCTATCGCTCTGGAAGAGGATGTCACTGCCAATATTGGCGGCTAAATTCAGCGAGGAGTGAAAATTCAAAATGGCTAAATTTTATGGAGTAATCGGCTACGCTGTAACAGAAGAGACTAAGCCGGGCGTTTGGGCAGAGAAGATCATCGAGCGTATGTACTATGGTGATTTAACCCGTAACACCCGTAGGCTTCAGTCTGCGGAACAACTCAACGACAACATCAATGTTGCGAATGAGATCAGTATCGTAGCCGATCCATTTGCCAATGAGAATTTTCATTCGATGAGGTATGTTGAGTTTATGGGTGCTAAATGGAAAGTCACAAGTGTCGAAGTTCAGTACCCAAGACTTATACTGACTATGGGAGGTGTATACAATGGCGAGCAGGCTTAATCTGCAAACTTTCCTGGAAGAAATCCTTGAAAGCAGAAATGTGTATTTTCAACCTCCTGAGTCGGTAAAAATGAAATACCCCGCTATCGTTTATGCACTTGATGACATCGAAAATGTGCACGCCGATAACGGGGTTTATTCATCTCACAGACATTATTCGGTCACAGTCATTGACTCTGATCCGGATAGTGAGCTTGTCGGTAAGGTGGTTGCTATACCTACCTGCCGATTCGAACGATATTATACAAGCGAGAATCTGAATCACTGGAATTTCTCGCTCTATTTCTGATAAGGAGGAATATCTTTATGTCCAAAATCATTTGGGATAAAACTGGCGAGCGCCTGTACGAAACCGGCTGTGACCATGGCGTTCTCTATCCGATGCAGACCGGCGGCGTTTATAACAAGGGCGTCGCATGGAATGGTCTGACTGCCGTTACCGAGAGTCCTTCCGGGGCCGAGGCTTCCCCGATTTACGCTGACAACATCAAGTATGTCAACCTGGTTTCAAACGAGGAATTCGGTGCTACCGTCGAGGCGTATATGTATCCTGACGAGTTTGCCGAGTGTGATGGTTCCGTTGAGATCATGCCCGGTATGTACGCCGGTCAGCAGTCCCGTAAGACTTTCGGCCTGGCATATCGTACCATTCTGGGTAATGATACCGATCTGAACGATTACGGTTATAAGCTGCATCTGGTTTATGGCTGCCTGGCAGCACCTTCTGAAAAGGGTTACAGCACAGTCAACGACAGTCCTGAGGCGGCTACTCTGTCCTGGGAGATCAGCACCACACCGGTCTCTATCAACAAGCTGGTCAACGGTAAGAAGTTGAAGCCGACAGCCACGCTGACCTTTGACTCCACTAAGTTTAGTGCCGAGTTCATGACTAAGCTGGAAGAGATCCTGTACGGTAAGGACCCGACCACCGATGGCGGTAACGATGGTGTCGAGCCTCGTCTGCCTCTGCCTGATGAGATCATTGAACTGTTCGATAAGACTCTGAATCCGCAGGGTTAATCTGTAAAAATTATGGAGCCGTATTCAGGTAAGCTGGCGGCTCCTACTTTTTTTAATTTGAAAGGAGAAAAATTTCAATGACTAAGGAAACTATCACTTATACCGATCTGAATGGCATTCAGAGAACTGAAGACTTTTACTTCGATCTGTCCAAGCCTGAAATCGTAAAAATGCAGGCGAGCGCAAAGGGTGGCTACGATGTCCAGCTTAAGAGTATCGCTGCCAGTCCGAATGGGGCGCTTATTATGGAGTTCTTCGAGAACTTTATTAAGACCGCCTATGGCGAGAAGAGCGATGATGGCAGACGCTTCATGAAGTCTGAGGAAATTTCCAGAGGCTTTATGGAAACTCCCGCTTATGAGGTCCTGTTTGAGAAGCTTGTCACCGATGCCGGCGCTGCATCCGAATTTGTCAACCGTGTGATGCGTGCCAACGACAATAAGCAGGCTGCGCCCATCGCATCTAATTAAAGAAAGCTCGGAGGGCTAAGGAATGCTGAAAATTACTGTGCCGGCTGCCGAGTTTTGGGATGAAATTCATGAAGAATTTGTCTACAAGAAAGAGCAGGCTTTGCAGTTGGAGCATTCCTTAGTCTCTCTTTCAAAATGGGAAAGCAAATGGAATAAGGCATTTCTCGGAAAACAAGAAAAAACCGATCAGGAAATTCTTGATTATGTACGATGTATGACCTTAACCCAGAATGTCGATCCCGAAGTATATACTCGGCTGTCTGCTGAAAACTACGCCGCCATCAATGCGTACATCGAAGCACCTATGACTGCTACTTGCCTTATCGAGGACAAGCAGACAAGAGGTAATAAAGAAACGGTTACATCTGAGCTTATTTACTACTGGATGATTTCCTATAACATCCCTGTGGAGTTTCAAAAATGGCATTTGAACAGACTGCTGACCCTCATACGGGTATGTAATGTCAAGAACTCTCCGCCTAAGCGAAGAAGTAAGCGTGAAATGTGGAATCGGAACGCAGCTATCAACGCTGCCAATCGAAAACGCTTTGGCTCTAAGGGGTGATTGAATGAACAGACGATGCCGAAAATGCATGTTAAGGCGAGTTTGCCATAAAAAGCAGCCTTACAATAACTGGCTTAAAACTTTTACCAAAAAAGCAGTAGCAATCATTCTGGTGGTTTCTCTGGTTGATTTGCAACTGTCTTATGTGCTTGCATTTATGGGGCAAGTACAAATTGCGGAATCGCTTTCCAGCACAATAGCGTCGACCGTTGTCGGGGTTATGCTTGGCTACTTCTTCAAAGCCCTTTTCGAAACATTCTTCGAAAGGCGTGAAGAACGGCTCAAGCAGGAAAGTGAACCGGAAGAAAATACGAATTATGAGGAGGTTTAGTTATGCCTATCAGTTTTTTGACTACAGCACTGTTGATCGTATCCGTTATCACGAATCTGACAGTGGAGGGTATTAAGAAGCTGCTTGATGGAACGAAGGTCAAGTATTCTTCTAATGTTCTTGCGGCAGTTCTGTCAGTCCTGATCGCCTGTGCTGTTAGCGTGATTTACCTTATCATGACTGACACGGTCTTTACTATGAAGATTGGGGTTGAGATCGTCGTTCTGATGTATCTGGGCTTCCTGATCTCTACGGTTGGTTATGACAAGGTTATTCAGATGCTGAAACAGATTCAGAGCGTGAAGGAGGAAACGAAAAATGAGTAACAGCCCTTTGGTATCTTATACCAAGTTAAGTCCTAATCATTCCGGACAGAGAACCCATGCTGTTGACCGTATCACGCCTCATTGTGTAGTCGGTCAGTGCTCGGTGGAAACCCTTGGCAATATTTTTGCTCCGACTTCCAGACAGGCTTCCTGTCAGTATGGTATCGGCGTAGATGGTCGAGTAGGTATGTATGTGGAAGAGAAGAACCGTTCATGGTGTTCTTCCTCTAATGCAAACGACCAGCGTGCGATAACGATCGAGTGTGCCAGCGATGCTACACATCCTTACGCATTCAACGACACTGTATATGCAAAACTGATCGAGCTTTGCACAGACATTTGCAAGCGTTACGGGAAAACCAAGCTGCTCTGGTTCGGTGATAAAACAAAGACTCTGAACTATGAGCCAGCTTCCAATGAAATGGTTCTGACCGTACATCGTTGGTTTGCCAACAAGAGTTGCCCTGGTGACTGGATGTATGCTCGAATGGGCGATCTTGCGTCCAAAGTTACGGCTAAGCTTGGAGGCTCTGCTGGCGGAACTGAGAAGCCTGCCGATAATCAGGTGCTTTATCGGGTGCAGACAGGAGCTTTCAGCAACAAGGCGAACGCAGATGCAATGCTTCAGAAGGTGAAAGCCGCCGGTTTCGATACCTACATGGTTAAGGTCGATAACCTTTACAAGATTCAGGTCGGCGCATTCAGTAAGAAAGCAAATGCTGACGCTATGGCTGCAAAGCTGAAAGCTGCTGGTTTTGACACCTATATAACAACCAAAAGCGGGACGGTAGTCTCTGCATCTTCTGCAAAGAAAAGCACTGACCAGATTGCCCGTGAAGTAATTCAGGGTCTGTGGGGTAATGGTGCGGACAGGACTAATCGTCTGAAGGCAGCTGGTTATGATCCTTCCGTAATACAGAATCGGGTTAATCAGCTTCTTAAATAAGGAGGTCCGTGAATGATAAGGTTCAGTCACAAGGGAGACTTCTCTAAGGTTACACGCTTTTTGGAGAGGGCAAAAGAAGTGGTCCGTCTCGGAGACCTCGACAAGTATGGCCGAGAAGGGGTCGCTGCTCTTGCGTCTGCAACGCCTGTCGATTCCGGTTTGACCGCCAGTTCATGGTATTACGAAATCGTAAACCGAAATGGATCTGCAAAGATCACCTTTTACAACTCGAATATTCAAAATGGGGTTCCAATTGCGATCATTCTGCAATATGGGCATGGAACCCGTAACGGAGGCTGGGTACAGGGTCGAGACTACATCAATCCTGCTATCC